CATATGGGGCAAAGGTGCATAGGCGTGACCCTGCACTGGGTGTCGATGAAGTTGGCACGCAAGAGGTGGTGAAGGAATGCCTGCAGGCGATGGGGCTGACAGTTGAGGACTACGGCCATTACGCCTGCTGCATATACGCAACGTCGCCGCTCATGGACGTTGAAGACTTGAGGCTTGGGTATCACCTGGCAATCGGAGAAATAGACGAGACTACCTTCGTTTTAAGCGCCGGCTACCCGGAATTGCGCGATGCCGGTCAATTCTACTGGGGATCGGTAACCCATTTTATAAGTGGCGAGCCGCTTATAGGCTGCGCCACACGTATGATCCACGTCGCAGACGAAAGGATCTGCGATATCAACACGCCCGAAGACTGGAAAAGGGCAATGAAGATGTTTGCGAGGCTCGACGATGCTTGAATTAACTGATTTTTCGTGGCTGGTGATTGCCGTTGTCGCATTCGTATCTGGATTCGGCATTGGCAATATCTATGGGAGCTGGAAGTACGGCGCGAAGGGAGTCGATGGCGATGAATAGGCAAGAGAAGCTATGGCAGGGCAAGTTTGGCAATGAGTACCATGGCCGCAACAGGCAGAAGAATCGCAGTGATTTCTGGTATGAGGTGTTGTCCGGTCGGTTCAGCGAACTGACCTCGGTGCTGGAGTTGGGCGCAGGCCAGGGCGACAACCTGGCAGCCATTGGCACCTATATGATGGGCAAGCGGGTGCTGGTAGGGCTGGATATCAACGAACAAGCGTGTGAAGTCATGCGTGAGCGTGGTATAGCGCCGATACACAGCCCATTCATCGGTGCCCAGCTGCATGGCAAGTATGATCTGGTGCTGACGCGGGGCTTCCTGATTCACCAGCCACTTGAAGTGCTGGAAGCCACGCTGCGCGGCATGTACGACCTGTCTAGTCGGTATATCTGTGTTGCAGAGTACTACGCGACCAAGCGGCGCGGCCTGCTGTACCGGGGACACTTCCAGGCTTTATGGGCAGACGACTTCGCCGGCAGGCTGATGGAGCTGTACCCGGACTTGAAGCTGCTGAAATACGGCTTCAAGTACCACACCGACGACGGTGACGACATTACCTACTTCCTGCTGGAGAAGCCTGTCAATGAATCGATGCGATAGATGCCTGATCCCTGATACCCGTCCGGATACCGCTTTTGTCAACGGCGTGTGTTCGGCCTGCTTGAACCATGATGCCCAGCAGAAGATCGACTGGGGCGCACGCAGGGACGATCTGATTGCTTTGCTGGCCAGGCATAAGGGCAAGGGCCCGTATGACTGCATAGTTGCATCCAGCGGGGGCAAGGACTCGACGGCGCAGGTGATCAAGCTGCTTGACCTGGGGGCCAGGCCGCTGATCGTTACTGCAACTACCTGCATGCTGACCGACATGGGCAGGCGGAACATCGACAACTTGAAGCGGTATGCGCCGACGATTGAGGTAACGCCGAACCAGACAGTACGTGCCAAGTTGAACCTTTTGGGTCTTACCCTTGTCGGAGACGTATCGTGGCCGGAACACGTCGCTATATTCACTACACCTATCCGTATCGCTGTCGCCCTGGGGGTTCCTTTGGTGTTCTACGGGGAAAATCCGCAAGCCGCGTATGGTGGCCCTTTAGGTACAGAGGAAGCACGCCAGATGACCCGTCGGTGGGTTTCAGAGTTCGGGGGTTTTCTCGGGCTGCGCCCAGCTGACATGGTTGGCTGGGATGGGATTACCAGGGCTGACATGGCCGAGTATGAATTTCCTACTGACGCCGCTATTGCGAAGGCTGGAGTCGAAGCACACTTCCTGGGGCAGTATCTGCGCTGGAACAGCCGTGAGAACGCACAGATCGCGGAGAATGCCGGTATGGAGTACGAATTGCCGTTCGACGGCAACTGGTGGCCCTGGGAGAACTTGGATAACGCCATGACCGGGCTGCATGACTACATGATGTGGAAGAAATACGGCTATGGCAGAGCCTGCGCCCAGCTGTCGGTGGATATTCGCAACGGCGATATCGTTCGGTCTGAGGCTGAAAAGATTTTGGCCAGGCGGGAAGGGCTCTTTCCCACCCGGTATGCAGGCATATCGATGACACAGATAATCGACCGGCTGGGTATTACAGCTAAGCAGCTGGACATGCTGATCGACAAGTTCACTCCAGAGAAGTACAGCAGATGAGCCTGGCACGTCGCATCATTCCGGTAATGCTTACCGCTGACGGCAACCTCGTGAAGGGTAAGCAGTTCAACTCCCAGCGCGTGGTCGGCAATGTCATGCAGGCTGCCGAGATATACCAGATGCGCAAGGTAGATGAGCTGGTGATATTGGACGTAACAGCTACTGCGAAGGGCTGCGGGCCTGACGTTGAAACGATCAAGGCACTGACCGAGAAGTGTTTCATGCCCATCGCTGCAGGTGGTGGCGTGACTTGCCTGGAGCACGTGAGGGAACTTCTGGCCAATGGCGCTGACAAAGTAGTGATCGGCACCGCTGCGTTCAATACGGTGTCGCTGATCCGCGATGCGGCCAAGAAGTTCGGCAGCCAGGCGGTGGTGGTCGCGGTTGACGCGATATACGACCCGAACTGCAGCAACTGGTTCCTCACCACCAACTGCGGCCAGACGACGCACTTCTACAGCCCGGTACAGTTCGCCAAGGACATGGAAATGTACGGTGCCGGCGAGTTGATCGTCACGAACGTGACAAACGACGGCATGATGCAGGGCTATGACCTGGGGCTTATCAGGAAGATCGCCAAGGCTGTCAGCATTCCAGTGATCGCCAACGGCGGTTGCGGGAATTATGACCACATGCACAGGGCCTTGAAGGCAGGCGCCTCCGCTGTTGCGGCAGGGGCCATGTTCCAGTGGGAAGACGCAACACCACGTGAAGCAGCCGAATACCTGCAGGGGAAAGGCTGGGAGGTTAGGTTATGAGAATTGAACTGATTGCGGTGAGCAGCCATGACGGCTTTCACATTAAAGCGCTGTACGACTTGCTTGGCGAACGCACGCCAGAACAGTCCATTTCGCACAAGGAAATGCCTAGCTGGGAAGAGCATGTGGCTTTCGTTAAGTCCAAGCCGTACATGGCGTGGTACTTTATTTTCGCCAATGACATTGGCGATGCAGTCGGCGCCACCTACCTGACCAAGCAGAACGAGATAGGTATTGCGATATTCCAGCAGCACCGTGGCAAGGGCTACGCTCACGCAGCGATTAAAGAGCTGATGAAGCAGCACGACGGCCCGTTCCTGGCAAATATCAATCCCGGCAACTGGGCATCACGGTGCCTGTTTGACCGTCTCGGTTTCAAGTTCATTCAAGTGACCTACAGCCATGAGTAAGGTATTCATCGTCGCTGAGATAGGCGCCAACCACCGGCAGTCCTACGACGAGGCCGAACGGTTGGTGCATATCGCCAAGGACTGCGGCGCCGATGCCGTCAAGTTCCAGACCTACACGCCGGCAGAGATAGCCGTAGACGTGCCCATTGTGAACGGGCCTTGGCATGGCCGCAGTTACCATGAGCTGTACAAGCAGGGTGCTATGTGCTGGAAGTGGCACAGGCCGCTGTTCAAGCTCGCCCGCGAGCTGGGCCTTGTACCGTTCTCCTCGCCGTTCTCCGTAGAGGCTGTGCACCGTCTGGAGTCCATCGACTGCCCTATCTACAAGATCGCCAGCCCCGAGATAGGCCACCACCAGTTGATCGCTGCGGCGGCAGCTACTGGCAAGCCCCTGATCGTATCCACCGGCATGGCTACGCTCGCTGAGATATACGATGCCGAGGCCACTGCTTGGGAAAACGGATGCAGGGATCTGACGCTGTTGCACTGCCTGTCGTCTTACCCGGCCATGGCCAGGAACTTCAACATGGCAACATTGGAGAAGTTGAAGGGTGTAGCACCTAAGGTGGGCCTGTCCGATCACACCCTGGAGAACACTGCAGCCATCATGGCCGTAACGATGGGCTCGACTGTCATCGAGAAGCACCTTATCCGTAACAGGTTCGGCAACTCACCTGATTCGCTGTTCTCCCTGGAGCCATACGAGTTCTCGCAGATGGTCAGGGCTGTACGCCTCGCCGAAGCCGCCATGGGCGACGTGGTGTTCGGCCCGCGCCCTGGTGAGGAAACCAGCCTGCAGTACCGCAGATCGATATGGATTGTGAAGGCAGCCAGGGCCGGCGAAGAGATAACCGCAGAGCATTTGGCCGTACTCCGCCCCGCCACTGGTGTCAAGCCATACAACTGGGATAAACTCATTGGCAAGCGTTTTACCAAAGACGTTTTACCTTGCACACCAGTGAGTTGGGATCTAGTGGAATGAACACCTATCAGCCCTCCTACGCGGCGAGGGTACGCGACCTGAGTATGGCGGGCCTAAAAGATGCCGAGATTGCCCGCCTTCTTGGTGTCTCGCTGACGACATTGCACGCTTGGGAAGAGCGATACCCCGAGTTCGCTTCTGCGTGGCGTGATGGTAGGCTGCAGGCCGATGCGATGGTGGTCGGCGCTCTGTTCAAGAAGGCGTGCGGATACAAGATCAACAAGTACAAGGAAACCAAGGACGGGATATTCCGCGAGGAAGTCATAATTCCAGTTGATACTGCAGCCTGTATATTCTGGTTGACCAACCGCCAAGCTGATATGTGGAAGCCCAAGAGTGATGAAAACCCTGGGGGCCGTGGTACACTCATCGTCGACGATATGGACGACTTGGAAGCCGCCCGCCGCATAGCTTTCGTCCTTGCGAAAGCGACCCAAGACCTGATAGGGGAACAGAGTAATGACCAAGCCAATCCACCCGAAACCGAGTAGCCGCACGTATGCTTCGGTAACTATCACCACTGCGGCTGATGGTTTGAGCGAAGAGATTGACCTGACCGGCCTAACTCTGTCCTGCGTGCAAATGTCCACTGCCTGGACTGACGCGCAAATCGGCTTCCAGGGCAGTGTCGACCTGAGCACGAATTTCTACGATATCTATAACACCGACGGAGATTTTTTGACCTACGATACGTCGGCTAGCCGTATCGTGGCGTTCGACCCGGCAGTGTTCTCTGGCATCCAGCGCTTGAAGCTGGTGAGTGAAACCAGTGCAGGGGTAGCAGTAGCCCAAACAGCAGAGCGCACTCTGGTGTTGGGGCTTTCCGAGTATGTAGAGGCGAATTAAGATGCACGTGAAAGGTGAATCAGAAGAACGGCAAGTTGCAGATCACGTTACCTCCTTGATTGAGGAAGGTAAGCAACCTAACAAGGCCATGGAGATTGCTCTCCGGAAGGCTTCGCAGTTACGGAAGAACAAAGGCCGTCAAAAGGCCAAACAAAAGGGCAAGCACCACAGGGGTTAAACTCCACCATAAATAGCAAACAGCAGGAGTAAACATCATGGCATACGGAAGCAAAATCTTAACGTCGATCTTCGGACGACGCCTCGGACTGCAGCGGCTCACGACCGCTGAAACTGGTGGTTCTCAGGATGAGTTCCTAGTCGGGCCGGATGACTTTCGGGTAGGTGTCACCACCGCCGAAAGCACCGATACCGACCTGAAACCCTTCGGGATCAGCATTGACCTCGGCACCAGTGCCGGATCCAGTGCTGTTTATGCCCTGGAGCCGCCAATCCCTGGCGTTCGCAAAGTCCTGGCAAGCAGCACGGCAAACGGCCCGGTATACGTGAACCTCACAGACGCGCAAGTGACCAGCTCGGCTGGATCCACCCATTCGACTGTGAAGCTCTCGACTCTCGGCCACCCGGTAGAGCTGGTCGGTGCTACTACCGACACCTGGCTCACCTTCGCCACCACTGCAGCTGGACACAGCTTCGTCGGGTCTACGTAAGGAAAAGCACCGGCCCTTCGGGGCCGGTATTTTTTGGAGCCGTCAATGTCAATCGAACTTCGCCGTCAGTATTTCAACACTGAGGCCGATCAGATCTGCCTCCTCGGATCAGCCCCCAGCTCCCTTCGCCTTGCACCGTTCAGCAATCCTGCCTGGGCTATGGCAGGTTGCAGCCCCGGCGTTTACGGCGTGGCGCCGCGTTCAAACGCCTGGGTGGAGCTTCATCGGTACGAACCTGGGCAGCCCTGGTTCAGCCCCGAATACTGTCAATTTTTGGCCAATTACCCTGGCCCGGTATGGATGGCCGAGAAGCGTCCCGAGATACCAAATTCCATCGAGCTGCCCCTTGTCGAGCTAATTCAAAAGTATTCCCCGTACTTCTTCACGTCTTCGCTCGCGTACATGATGGCTATGGCCATTGAGTGCGGGTTCAAGCGCATCGGCCTGTATGGCGTGGACATGGCGGCGGCTACCGAGTACAAGGATCAACGGCTTGGGTGTCAGTATTTTGCTATCATCGCCAAGGCCCACGGCATCGAAGTCGGCGTGCCGCCCGAGTCGGATCTGTTCAGGCCGGCGCCGCTGTACGGGGTATCCGAGGTGTCGCACGCGCGGATCAAGATGCTGGCCCGCCGTCGCGAGCTGGAAGGTAGGGTACAGAATGCCCTGGTCGCCCAGCAGAATGCCAAGGATGAAACGCTGTTCCTTCGCGGCGCTTTGGAAGATCTGGAGTGGGCCGAAATGGACTGGATGGGGAATGTCGACGGGCCGTCTTCTCGTTTCCTTGAACCGCCGCTGGTTGCTGCCATGCAGCAATACCAGTTCAACATGGAGCTGAAAGAAACCGATGAGCCAGATCCTCGACCAGACGATCAACCGCCTCAATGCCCTGGCGGATGCTGATAAGCACAAGGTAAAGGAAGATGCGTATGCCCAAACTAAGGGTATGCGCTGGGTTCCCTCGCCGGGGCCGCAGACCGAAGCCTATCTATCGAAGGCTGACATTCTGCTGTATGGCGGGGAACCGGGGGGAGGCAAGACCTCCCTCATCATTGGCCTAGCCCTAAACTGCCACCGCAGATCCCTGATCATGCGGAGGCAGTACACTGACATTAGCCCCATCGTCGATGAAACCCTGAAATTCCACGGCTCGCGCAAGGGCTACAGCGGCAGCCCACCTCCAAGCCTACGGGTAAGCCCTGAACGGTTCATCGAGTTCGGCGCAGCGGCCAGGGTAGGCGATGAGCAGCACTGGATGGGTAACCCGCACGACCTGATCGCCTTCGACGAGGGCACCCACTTCGCTGAAACGCAGATACGCTTCCTCATGGGTTGGCTGCGCTGCGCCGATGATCCCAACCAACGCACCAGGGTGGTGATCGCCACTAACCCACCCCTATCGTCCGAAGGCGCCTGGGTGGTGGAGATGTTCGCCCCCTGGCTGGATCCACAGCACCCCAACCCGGCCAAGCACGGCGAGCTGCGCTGGTTCATCACCGACGAGTACGGCAAAGACCAAGAGGTAGAGGGCCCGCACATGGTAACGCTGGAGGATGGCAGGGAGGTTAAGCCACTGTCCCGAACCTACATCCCAGCTTCCATGCACGACAACCCGTATCTGGTGGGCACCGACTACCAAGCCCAGCTTGACGCTATGATCGAGCCGTTCCGCTCCATCCTGATGGGCGGGTTCATGGCCTCCTTGCGCGACGACGAGAATCAGTGCATCCCGACTTCGTGGATCAAGGATGCTCAGCGCCGCTGGACGCAGTACCCGCGTATCGGCATACCGATGTGTTCCATGGGTGTCGATGTGGCCCAGGGTGGCGCTGACGAAACGGTCATAGCCATTCGGCATGACGACTGGTTTGCCCCGATGCTCACCAAGCCTGGCCGGGAGACTCCACTTGGGGCTGACGTAGCCGGGTTTATCCTCGCCAATCGCAAGGATGAGGCCGAAATCATCCTTGATATGGGCGGGGGTTATGGCGGCGCCACTTACGAAAAGCTGCTGGACAACAAGATTCCAGTTGTGTCGTACAAAGGGGCTACCGCCGTCGATACCAGAACCAAGGATCGGCAGCTGAAATTCACGAACAAGAGAACAGAAGCGTATTGGCGTTTGCGCGAGGCTCTAGACCCAAGCCAGGACGGTGGCGCGACGATGATGCTGCCGGATGACCCACGGCTCATGGCCGACTTGGCTGCCCCTCATTTTGAAGTTACCCCGAAAGGGCTTAAACTCGAATCCAAAGAGGATGTATGCAAGCGCCTGGGCCGTTCTACGGATCGCGGCGATGCTGTTGTTATGGCCTGGTCGAGCGGGCCCAAGTTCATGACTGATGGCGGTGAGTGGCTGGTACGTCGGGAAACTGTGAAGAATCGCGGCACCAGCGGCGTGAAAGTCATCACCAGTAAGGATCGAAGAAATGGAAGGTAAAATGGTTTCAGACAAGCGCGTTCTCCGCAAAGGGCGGCAGGATGAGAACGTGCCTGAGAACCTGGGCCAAACCATTAGGGCTACGAAAGGTCGACCAGCCAAGCCCGGTAAACCTGAGAACAAGGGGAGGGGGCGCTAATGAGCGGTGCACTGGGATCTGTAGGACGATTGTTCGGGGGCATGTTCTCTGGAGCTACCACCATTTCCGACGCCCCTCTTCCACCGGGGGCGACTCTTATCGAGCGTAAAGCACCGACGCGTAACTCAAACTCAGCTATGTCGCAGAAAGCCGGGGCCAGCATGTACAACGCGCGGTCTACTGCTGAGAAGTACGAGATAGCCAACAGGCTTTTGACCGACCCAAATGCTGTAGCGCTACCTCACGTTATCGAAGAGGCCAAGCGAACTATCGACTTCGTGAAGGGGTCGAAGTCTAGACCCAAACATGCCCAGGCTGGGGTCTTGTACGACACGCTGCAGAAGCTCAAATCGCAGGAAGCCGCTCAGCAGAAAGCAGACGCTGCCGCTAAGAAGGCCCCCGCGCCGGCAGCCAAGGCGCCGGCTGCCGCAGCACCTACCCCAGCACCAAAATTCACACCCGCGCCAGAGCCTGGTAGCGCACCAGCTGCAGCTGCGGCAGCCAACACTGTAGGCACGCAATTAGCAGGTACACTGGGCACCGATACCGCTAATGCAGGCCGCAGAGGTGGCGGCGGCAGACGCGGTAGGGTGAAGACGCTGTTGTCAGGCTTTGGCGGTAGCGGTTCTGAGACTTTCGGAGGCTGACATGGGTGATTTTAGCAATCTCACTATGAACACGGCAGCTGGTGCTGGCACTGGGAATATCCCGCTGCTGATACCAACGGATGCAAAGGCCGGCGATCAATGGGGCCTAGTGGCCAAGGCCATGCAAGGCATTAACAAGAACGGGCTACCAGCAGGCACCCCAGGTGCTGCGCCAGCGCCAGCGTCAGCGCCAGCGTCAGCTGCAGCACCCGCCGCCCAAGCCCCGGTAGCCGTTGCAGCCCCCGCCCCGGCGCCAGCAGCACAGCCTGTAGCAGCTCCCGCCCCGGCGCCAGCAGCACAGCCTGTAGCAGAACCTGCACCAGCCGCGCAACCGGCTGCACCAGCCGCGCCAGCTGGATCCATAATTGGTACACTCGGTTCCGACGTTTCTCGCGGCGGCGGTAGACGCCCCAGGGGCCTTCGGAATTTGCTCACAGGTTTGGGCGGCGCCGTAGAATCACTCGGCGGTTAAGGGGGAGAAATCATGTTCGAAGTGAATAAGCCGGTAAAAGAAGCCCCGCTTCTCGGCGCTGTAGTAGGCGGCTTGATCGGCGGCGGCGGCACGCTGGCTGGTTTTGCGACTGTCGGCGGCATGATAGGCGCTGGTTTGGGTATGGTCGCCGGAAATATGCTCGGCGGCTCCATGGCGCAAAAAATGCCTGATCAGAACATAGCCCAGCAAACCCCACAGAACGTGCCGTCTACGCCGCCAGCCTCTGTAGCGCCAGCAGTACCCAGCACTCCAGCTGAAACCCCCGGCGCTGTTCCTACCGAGGGCTTCACTCCAGGCGAAGCGTCGACGCAAACGACACAGGAAGTTTCTCAAGGCGAGCTGAACCGCAAGCGTCGTGGTCGAGTTTCCACCATCCTAACCAACCGGGAAGCTACCGTTGGTGAGGAAGAAGTAGAACGGTTGGGTGGCTAAATGGAAGACAAAAAACTGTACGAACAGGGGGAGCAGCTGCATTCCAAGCGCTCTTCCCTGATCAGTCTCTGGCAGGAAATGGCAGAGAATTTCTATCCAGAGCGCGCTGACTTCACGTTCAAGCGTTCGCTGGGTACGGACTTCGCTGACAACCTATCCACCAGCTATCCGATCCTGGCCAGGCGCGACCTGGCCAATTACTTTTCGTTCATGCTGCGCCCGACTGAGAAGCCGTGGTTCCACCTGACTATCCGAGGTGACGACACCGAAGAGCCAGGCGATAACGTGGATCCAGAGGCCCAGGTGTGGCTGCAATGGGCCGGCAAGGTGCAGCGCAAGGCGATGTACGACCGCGACACCCAGTTCATCCGGGCCACGAAAGAAGCCGACAACGACTTCGCCACGTTCGGCCAGTGCTGTATCTCAGTTGAGCTGAACCGCGAGAAGTCTGGTCTGCTGTACCGTTGCTGGCACCTGCGCGACATGGCCTGGTCAGAGGATGAGGAAGGCAAGATCGGCATGATCGTGCGCAAGTGGAAGCCCACGGCGCGCGATCTTGTGCGGATCTTCGGTAGCTCTAAGCTGCATCCGGACGTGAAGAAGATCGCAGAGCGCACCCCGTTCGAAGAAATCGAGGTTCGCCATATCGTTGTAGAACGCGATATGGCCGACGGCAGTTTCAACACCCCGTATGTGTCGATCTACTTCGATGCGGTTCACATGAAGACCATCGAGAAGGTGGGCGTGTTCTCCCCGATCTACGTGATACCACGCTGGCAGACCGTGAGCGGATCGCAGTACGCCTATTCCCCGGCCACCGTTGCGGCCCTGCCAGACGCCCGTTTGCTGCAGGCTATGACCTACACCCTGCTGGAAGCCGGCGAGAAGCAAGTCAACCCGCCGATGATCGCAGTGCAGGAGGCCATCCGGTCTGACATTTCTATCTTCGCTGGCGGCATCACCTGGGTGGACGCTGCCTACGATGAGAAGCTGGGCGAAGTGTTGCGCCCGCTGACTCAGGACAAGAGCAGCATGCCGCTCGGTGTCGACATGGCGCGGGACACCCGGTTTATGCTGTCCGAGGCGTTCTACCTGAGTAAGCTAAACCTGCCACAGCGCGCCCCGGAAATGACAGCCTATGAAGTCGGTCAGCGTATTCAGCAATACATCCGCGATGCTCTGCCGCTCTTTGAGCCGATGGAACTGGAATACAACGGCGCGATTTGCGAAGAAACTTTCTCCTTGCTCTTACGTTCCGGGGCGTTCGGCTCCCCGTTCGATTTACCTGAAAGCCTTCAAGGAGCTGATATTCAGTTCCGTTTCGAGAGTCCTCTGCATGAGGCCATCGAGCGCGAGAAAGGCAACCGCTTCATGGAAGCGCAGCAGTACATCGCGGCTTCTGTTCAGTTCGATCCTTCGACTGCTATGCTTATCGATGCCAAGCAGGCCCTGCGTGATGTACTGGAAGGGATCGGTGTACCTGCCAAGTGGGTCGTCTCGAAGGAAGACGTTGAAGCCCAAATGCAGGCGCAGCAGGAGCAGCAGGAAGCAGCCACCTTGCTTGCCGGTATGCAACAAGGTGCTGATGTTGCTAAGACGCTCGGAGAAGCAGGTGTCCCACTGGTAGAGAATCAATAATGGATGTGAAGAGCGCGCCGTGGTATCCGCCAGCCTACGAGCTGGCTGATATCATGGCCATAAAGGGCCTGGCAGCTGGCACAGCCTCGGCCGATCAACAACAACGTGCCATCAAGTGGATCATAGAGAACGCCTGCGCTACCTATGATCTTTCGTACCGCCCAACGAGTGATCGTGACACTTCGTTTGCCGAGGGACGGCGCTTTGTCGGTCTTGAAATCGTCAAGGCACTGAAACTCGATATCTCGAAACTGCAGAGGAAAGACCAATGAAATGGTACACCATTTACCAAGATGAAAACGCCGACGACGGCGCTGACCTGGGTGGTGCAGACGATACGGTTGATACCACTACTGATGCACCAGCCGATGTAACTCCACCACCTGTCGCTGCAGCTGCCGACACCACGCCGGCTGCCAAGGATGAGCCCGCTGGCGACTGGGCGCCCGACTGGCGTTCCAAGATTTCCCCTGACGCCAAGCACCAGAAGACCCTGGAGCGGTTCGACTCACCCAAGAGCATGTTCGAAAGCTACATGGCCTTACGCCAGAAGCTGGACAGCGGCGAGCTGAAACCTGTTTCCGATTACCCTGCCGACGGCAAGCCAGAGCAGCAAGCCGAATGGCGCAAGGCCCATGGCATTCCCGAGACGCCGGAAGGGTATGAGCCCGCGTTCGACGACGGCCTGGTGATCGGCGAGCACGACAAGCCGATTGTCGAAGGGTTCCTGAAAGCCGCGCATGAGTCCAACTCTTCGCCGCAGCAGGTGAACAAGATCCTCCATTGGTATTATGAAGAGCAGGAAAGGATGATTTCGGCTCAGGAAGAGAAAGACGCCACGTTCCTGCGCGAATCCGAGGATGTTCTTCGCACCGAGTGGGGCAGCGACTATCGGGCTAACGTCAATATGATTCGCGGCCTGGTCGACACTATGCCGGCTGACGTGAAAGACCTGTTCGTCAATGCCCGCCTGGGTGACGGTAACGCACTGTTGAACCATCCAGACATGGCGCGCTGGTTGGCTATGAACGCCCGCACTATCAACCCGGTAGCTACCGTGGTGCCTGGGGCTGGCGCGAACGTAGCCGGCGCAATCGACGATGAGATTACTCAGATCGAGAAAACCATGCGGGAAAATCGGAAGGCATACAATGCCGATTCGAAGATGCAGAATCGTCTGCGTGAGCTTTATTCGGCGAGGGAGCGTGCGAAGGCGTAATAGGTGTGGGGGGCGGGGGTACTCAAAAGTATGGGCTATTCCCCCTTCCCACTTTTTCATGCTAGTCTTAAAACAATTCAGTGGTCAACCCGTTATTGGCGCCGCTGAAAACCAAACACCAAGTAGCACGGCCCTGCGTAGTTGAACTGGCCCCGGCAACGGATAACCCGATAGTTTGACATAGCGGACAACCCTGGTGAACGGACTAAAAACCTGTTTATTGGAGTAACTGTCATGTCTGACACGGCATTTCAAACCCAATACCGCCAAGAGTTTATCGCTGGTTTCGAACAGCATCAGTCTTTGCTGCGCGATACCGTGACCACCGAGGCGGTTATCAAGGGTAACACAGCGGTCTTCCTAGTCTCCGATTCTGGCGGCGCTGCGGCAATGACTCGTGGTGTAAACGGTATGATTCCCGCGCGTGCTGATAACAACACTCAGAATAGCTGCGTGTTGCAGGAATGGCACGACCTTGTTCGCAAGACCAGCTTCAACGTCTTTGCGTCCCAGGGCAGCCAGCGTGAGATTATGCAGATGACCACCATGGCCGTTATCAATCGCAAGATCGATGACGAGATTATCACCGAGTTGAACACCGCTACGAACGATACCGGAACTGCTGCAACTGGTTCGGTATCCATGTTCCAGCACGCCCGCGTGATCTTGGGTAACAATGACGTACCTTGGGATTCCAATATTACGTTGCTGTGCACCCCGGCTTTCCTGGCCTATCTGGAGCAAGCCCCTGAGTTTGCCAACGCCCAGTACGTTGACCTGCGTCCATACGCCGGCCAAGAGTCGAGCTGGAAAGACAAGCCCATGAGCTACAAGTGGCGTAACTGCTCCATCATCGAGCATCCCAACCTGCCAGGCAAAGGCACCAACGCCGAGAAGTGCTTCTTGTACCACAAGAACGCCATCGGCCACGCCGCTGCCACCGGGAGCATGGAAACTCCGGTTGGGTATGACGAGGAACAAGCCTACTCGTGGGCGCGTGCCTCGATCTTCATGGGGTCGAAACTGCTGCAAAACAGCGGTATCGTTGTCATCAATCACGACGGCAGTGCCTTCGTCGCCCAGTAAGGAGTAAGGATCATGGCTTATAACGGCACCACGGCGGCATCCTCTGTCGCCAACCCGCCCCGCGCTCTTGTACAGGGCCTTGGCGGTTTCCCGAGTTCGTCTGGTTTCGACGATATCGGGCACCCTGGAGCACACGCTGGCAGCTTGTGGTCGTATGTTTCGACCAACACCACTGCCGAGGTGGTAGCTACCGGCTTCTTTACCGACGGTAAAGTGCTCGGTATGCGCCCTGGCGATCTGGTGCTTGGTGTCTCGCACACCACCACCGTAGGTTCCAGCGGTGTCGGTTGGATGGGTGTTGTTTCTCACGTCAGTTCTACTGGTGTGAGCCTCAACGCTGGCATCGTTACCTAAGCAACATTGGCTGGTGGGGGCGTTCGCGCCCCCTTTTTTTACCTCGGAGAAAAACAATGTCCGTCGACACGATTCGTTTCAGCGAGTTTCCCCACAAGAACATGAGCTGGTCGCTCACCGTCCCTGCTGGCACCCCACTGGAAGAAGTACTCAAGCCTGAATATCTCGCCAACGTCGCCCCAAAGCTGACCATCTACGACCGCGTTCACGTAAGCGTGGACACCGGCGAGTGGTACGCAGAGCTGCTTGTGGTAGCATGTGGGCGTGTTTGGGCTAAGCTGGTTCCTCTTCTCCAAGTGGATCTGTCCAGCAAGGCCGAAGATCAGTTGGAAGGCGAAGCCTTCGAGCGGTTCATCGTTCAGTACCGTGGGCCACACTTGAAGTTCTGCATCATCCGCAAGGAAGATAAAGAGCCGATCAAGGAGAACCTGCAGACCAAGGTGGAAGCGCACAACTGGTTGAATTCCTATGTAATGACTCTCTAAAGGCGGTGTATCATGGCGGCGACTCAACTCGGACTTTACAATGAAGCCCTTCGGTTGATAGGTGAACGCCGCCTAGCCAGCCTAACTGAGAACCGGGAGCCCCGCAGGGTTCTCGACGATATCTGGAGCGACGGCGCTGTTGATTATTGCCTAGAACAAGGGCAGTGGAACTTCGCTATGCGCGCCGTCGAAATCGAAAAGTCTACGACAACCCTACCTGCCTTCGGCTACAACAACGCCTTCGACAAGCCCAACGACCACATCCGAACAGCCGGCGTGTGTGAAGACGAGTTCTTCACCGTGCCGCTGCTGCGCATGGTCGAGGAAGTGGGCTTTTGGGTGGCCGACATTGACCCCATCTACGTCCGCTATATCTCCAACGCTGCCACCTACGGCAACGACCTAACCCGCTGGCCCAAGACCTTCACCAAGTACGTGGCTGCTTACCTGGCGTCCGAGGCGGTTTTCACCTTGACGCAGAGCGTGGAAAAGCAGAACTACATCTTCGGCCTGATGGGCCGTCGGTTGATCGACGCCCGCAGCAAAGACGCGATGGCTGACCCCACAGCCTTCATGCCACAGGGTGGGTGGATCCAGTCACGCAGGGGCGGCGGGCGCCGTGACCGGGGCAACCGAAATAGCCTGATAGGCTGACAGCCATGAAGAAATCGACAGCTTATTTTGGTTTCAACCGGGGCCTGGTATCGCGCCTGGCCCTAGCTCGCGTCGACATGAAGCGCCTGTCGTTCTCGGCAGAGACGATGACCAATTGGATGCCGAGGGTGCTCGGTTCCATGATGATGCGCCCCGGCCTGGCCCACCTAGGATCCACGGCAGACGACTTCAAGGCCCGCTTCCTACCTTTCATCTTTTCGACCGACGACACCGCCCTGGTGGAAGTCACCGACGCGCTGGTCAGGGTATGGGTAGACGATGAAGTTATTGTTCGCCCCTCAGTGACCACAGCAGTAGTAAACGGCGCCTTCACTTCCAACCTGAATAATTGGACTGACGACGACGATTCTGGTGCAGCCAGCACGCACCATGCTGATGGGTACATGCAGTTGATCGGAGACGGTGACGCTGCAGCTGCAGTCCGTTATCAGACTGTTACGGTATCTGCTGCGAATGAAGACATAGAGCACGCTCTTCATGTCGTGGTTAACCGAGGGCCTGTAGGGTTCAGCGTCGGTTCTACTGTCGGCGGCGATGAGTACGTTTCCCTGACCACCTTGGACACAGGTATACATTCTCTCGCCTTCACCCCTGCCGGCAACTTTACCATCCAGTTCGAAAGCACCCTGCAGCGAGCCGTGCTGATCGACTCGGTAGAAGTGGAAGCTGCAGGCGATATGGAGATAGCCGCACCCTGGGGCGAAGACGACTTGCAGTTCATCCGCACCGACCAGAGCGGTGACATTCTGTTTGTAGCCTGTAAAGGATTCCTGCAGCGCAAGATAGAGCGCCGGGGCCTACGCTCGTGGTCGGTGGTTTGGTATCTGTCTGACAACGGGCCCTACAAAAACGAGAACACAGACAGCACGACGATTGCCACCAGTGCCCTGAACGGTAACGTCACCCTGACTGCTTCCCAGGGCATATTCCAGTCTGGCCATGTCGGCTGCCTATTCCGCGTCCGGTCGGTGGGCCAGCGGGTAACGGCTTCGATATCTGCGCAGAACACCTTCACGAACACGATCCAAGTGACTGGCGTAGGGGAAGAGCGGCGTTTCGCTATCACTATAACCGGCACTGGCAGCGCCACCGTGACCCTGCAGCGCTCGGTAGGTGTCACTGGCAACTGGGTGGACGTGACCACCTATACTTCGAACCAGGCCACCACATACGCCGATTCCCTGGACAACCAGACAGTCTTCTATCGGATCGGTATTAAGACCGGCGACTATTCGTCTGGCACCATAACCATGGATCTGGATTACCCACTTGGCAGTATCACTGGCGTGGCCAGGATCACCGGGTTCACCAACTCTGCGTCGGTGTCGGCTGAGGTGCTGGAAGACTTCGGATCGACCACCGGCAGTAAGTTCTGGTCTGAGGGTTCGTGGTCTTCTGTGAGTGGATTCCCCACTGCCGTCGCCTTCTATGAGGGCCGGCTATGGTGGGCTGGTAGGAACGGCATCTACGGCTCGGTGTCGGACGACTTCTACAATTTCAACCCGGATACCCTTGGCGACTCGGGGCCGATCAACCGTACCGTAGGCTCAGGCCCAGTCGATGATATCAACTGGCTGCTGCCGCTACAGCGCCTGATCATCGGCGCAGAGGGTGCAGAGCATTCTGTCCGGGCCACGTCGTTCGATGAAGTGCTCACCCCATCCAACTTCAATATCAAGGAAGCCTCGACCCAAGGTTCCAGCAGCGCCATCGCCGTCAAGATAGACAGCCGTGGCGTGTTCGTGCAGCGCGGCGGCACCAGGCTGTTTGAGCTGGCTTTCAGCGCCGAAGTAGGCGACTACACCAGCGTAGAGGATACCCTGGTGGTGCCTGATATTGGCGAGCCGGGCATAGTTCATGTGGCTGTCCAGCGCCTGCCGGATACGCGCGTGCATTGTGTACGGGAAGACGGCAGCGTAGCCGTGCTGGTGCATAACCACGTGGAGAACGTGCTTTGCTGGGTGCTGGTGGAAACAGACGGCATAGTTGAGGACGCCGCAGTACTCCCAGGCGACGTTGAAGATAACGTCTACTACACGGTGAACCGCACCATAGACGGCGTTACCAAGCGGTATCTGGAGCGCTGGGCGCTGGAGTCAGAAGCCAGGGGCGCTACGATCACCAAGACCAGCGATTCCTATCTGGTGTATGAAGGCCCAGGTGTTACAACCCTCACAGGGCTTTCGCATCTGGAAGGCAAGACCGTGGTTGTGTGGGGCAACGGTAAAGACCTCGGCACCAAGACCGTAGTCGGCGGGCAGATCACTACCATATCGGAAGCAGTCACCACGGCAGTCGTAGGGCTGGCATATACCGCCCAGTGGAAGAGCACCAAGCTGGCCCATATCTCTAAAGAGGGCGAAGCTATACAATTGACCCACCCCAAGCGTATCACCCAAGTGGGCTTTGTCTTGGCTGACGCCTACGACCAAAGTCTTACCTTTGGCCCCGATTTCGACACCATGGATGACATGCCGCTGTATGAGAACGCGGAAGAAGTTGGTAGTGATACCAGAACAGCTTACGATGAGGAGCTGATAGAGTTCCCTGGTGAGTGGGGCAGCGATTCGAGGCTCTGCATACAGGCTACGGCACCGCGTCCTGTTACTGTTCTCGCAGCTGTGCTGGCCTTTGAGACGGAAGAGAAGATGTGATAATCAAGCCTGCAACTGAGAAGCTGATTAAAGAGTACTATGGCAGCGCGTTAGACCTCACTTTGCGCGGGTATGTTGTTGTAAACGATAGCGATGAGGTGGTAGGCGTAGCCGGGTTTTTGCGCAAGTCCAAGGGTGTGATGGTGGTATTCTCCGAAGGTGAACCAGAAGTCTACGAGGACAAGCGCACTGTAGTGAAGCTGGCCCGTCACATGATGCGTTTAGCAGATGACAACAGCTGGACTTTGATTGCAGATCCAGATGAAACTAAACCGAACGCTGAGCATTTCTTGAGCAGGCTCGGTTTCGAACCAGACGATGAGGGGTTTTATACGCGATGGCCGGTTTCGCAGCAGCCGCCCCTTACATAAGTGGGGCGCTATCCATAGGTGGTAGCCTACTCAGCGCCAAAGGCCAGCGTGACTCTGGCAAGGCAGCTGTAAAGCAGGCTGAGCAAACCGCCCAAAACGAAATGGTTGCTGCCGAGTTCGAGGCGCGGCAGGCAGACTATCTGGCTGGCCAAGTCAAATCCGTATCCCAACGTGAAGCATTCGAGCAGCGTAAAGGCGCCGCCCTATTGGCGAGCCGAGCCTTGGCCGTTGCTGCTGGCAGTGGCGCCGGATCTTCTGACCCTACCGTCGTGGATATCATCGGCAACATCTACGCCGAGGGTGCGTACCGCTCAGCCCTGGCTCTGTACGAGGGTGAGGAGCAGGCTCGCAGCTTGGGCATATCCGCTACAGCCCGCCGCCTGAGCGGCAAGAGTGGCGCATCTGCCGCCCTGGCCACCGGCAAGAGCGTATCCAAGGCCAGCAACATGAATATGTTCTCCACCCTCCTAAGCGGCGGCTCTTCGTTCCTCGACAACTACGGCGGATTGTTCGGAGGTGGTAGCTGATGCCTCGTTTACCTACCGCAGATGACATGGGCCAACGCCCTACGGGCTCCGTCAAGGGCGGCGTAGCCCAGCTCAACCTGAAAACTCCACAGATGGGCCAAGAGGCCCAGGCCCTGGTGCAGTTCGGCCAATCCCTGAAAGGGGTAGGCGATAGCTTGGCTCGCCTGGCTCTGAAAGAAAAGCAGGAGCTGGACGCTGCCAGAGCCGAAGACGATACGTCTAAGACGCTGGATAAGTATCTTGAACTGGAATATGGCAGTGACAGTCAGGAAGGCTTCACCCAGGTTCTCACCGGCGATGCCGTAAAGCGCAAGCTGGCCGATGAGTACAGACAGAAGCGTGAAGAGATAAAGAGGGCTATGCGCGAAGGTCTGGCCAACGACGACCAGAAACTGATGTACGACCAGCGCATGAACATCGCTGATCGCCAGTTCGATGCCCGTGTGTACCGCCACGTCGCTGAGCAGTCCCGCGCCTACCAGGGCGTGGTATCCGAGGGTGTACGCGCTACTGAGCGCCGCATGGCAGCCCTGAACTGGGATCAGCCAGGGCAGATCGAGCTGTCCATCCTGCGCACCAACATGGAAGTAGAGCGCAAGGCACGCCTAGATGGTTTGGATCCTGAACGTCAGGGCGACCGCCAGGTGATCGACACCTTGAAGATCATCGCTGAAACGCAGATCCATGCCGACATAGTTGATCAGATGATCCTGACTGGCCGTGACTCTGCAGCTGCCGCCTACTATGAAGCGATCAAGGAACGCCTTACCCCGGAAGCCATCATTACCTTGGGCTCCAAGATCGACTCTTCGACTACAGAAGGTGAGGCCATACGTGGCGCAGACCTGGCATGGGAGGCTGCTGGCCCGCAGGGGCCAAATGACCCTGTACGCATGGATGTAATGTCGAAGATGATACGCGAGCGCTATTCATCCGACCCCAAGGTGATGAACGCTGCTCTACAGGATCTTCGTTCTCGCGCCAGGGATCACGACGACGGCCAGCGTGAGTTCACTGCGGCCAATTCCGCCAGTCTTCTGGACGCATGGCGCCGTGGCGCTACGCTAAAAGACCTGCAGGGTACGCAGGAATGGTGGGATCTGGACGGTACTCAGCGCGAGCAGCTGCGCAAGTATATGAATGACATGGGGTACACCGAGCAGTCACGCATGCGCGGTGAGCTGGAGTACATCGAAGGGCTCAAATCCAAGCACGGTTTCCGCAGGTACTGGGAGCTGTCTAACCCAAGGGTTCTGTCCACCATGACAGAGAACCAGATATGGGCGCTGGAACCAGAGCTTGGGCATAAACTCACTACGAACCTTATACAAGCCAGGGCGGAATTGAGCAGCCCGGCCAAGGTGTTGGCAGCCGAGATTGACACCGAGTTGTTCAATGAGGTAGCTGACGATGCAGGCTTTGACCCGTATGCGAAGAATCCGGATAAAGAAACTCTTGGCCGTCTGCGCAATGAGGTAGAAGCTGTAATTGACCAAGCCCAGGAACTGAAAGGTGGCAAGTTGACCCGCTCAGAAAAAGAAGAACTCATGCACAAAGTCGTAGACAAGAAAGTGAAAGAGAAAGGCTTGATGTTCGATTCGGAAATGCCAGCTGCTGTAATCAAGAAGGAAAACTGGTCTAAGGTGTTCGTGCCTATCGCAGATGTACCGGAAGACTGGATCAAGGGTGCAGCCAATTACATGCGCTCTATCGGCGCGGTGCCTAATGACCCAAGCTGGACTGACGCCAGGATCATAACCGCTTTCCGGGGCAGGATCGAAAGGGCCTATGCTCTGGAACTGGTGGGCGCACCTGGGTCTGAGGGAAGAGCCGCGCTGGAGGGTCGCTAAATGGCCGTTGATATGGAGCGTCTGCTTGACGCAGTGCGCCAAGTCGAGTCTGGCGGAAACCCGAATGCAGTAAGCCCCAAGGGTGCCAAGGGGCCGTACCAGTTCATGGATGCCACGGCGGCTGAATACGGCGTGAAGAATCCCTTCGATGAGAACCAATCTCGTGAAGGCGCCCGCAAATACCTGAACAACCTATACAACCAGTTCGGCACCGTCGAGCACGCGCTTGCCGCGTACAACGGCGGGCCTGGCCGGCTGTCCCGTCGCGGCAACGATATCGGCGCCATGCCACCAGAGAGCCAGGACTACGTGCAGAAGGTGATGGCGCTCTACGGGGAGAACGTTGCTGGCACCAGCCAGGCCACGCACGAGCAGTTCAATACCCACCAACAACCGGCTTCTGCTGCCGACTCGCTGTTCCCCAGTGTGTCGGAAAGACGCCGTAAGCTGGCTGGGGAGCTGTTCACCAGAAACCGTGAGAACGATTCCCTGTCCGAATCCATCCTCAATCCGAAGCCGGTCAATGAGGCCCAGCGCATCTACCAGATGCAGCTGCGCACCGGCATGCCTGTCAGCGTGATCGAACGCAATCTGGAAGAGATAGAAAAGCAGGTAGCCAAGACAGACTTCGACGCTGAGAAATTCCGCAGCGAAAGCCCGCTGCTGGCCCAGTGGCTGGCGCAAAACCCTACTCGCGCAGCGCTGGCCCAAGGTGACTATGAGAACCTGAGCTTCCTCGAAAAGTCGATGAACGTGTTCAAGGCCGTGCCGGTTGGTATCGAGCAGGGCGTCAAGAAAGAGCGAATGATGATCCTGGGGTTCAAGGCCGTAACCGGCGACATAACCGCCCAGGAAGAAATCGAGCGCCAGAAGTTGAAACTTGAGCTGCAGGATCTTGGCCAGGAATTTGAAGAGGGTGCACCGAGCTGGACGAAAGCTGCAGCTGATGTTATCGGCATGCAGATACCAATGGCCATCGAGTCGAGCAAGTACGGTCTGCAATGGGGCCTCCCTACGGGCGCTGCGGCGGGCGGCGCGCTCGGACTGCTAGGGGGGCCAGGGGCGCCAGTAACAGTCACCGCAGGCGCTGCGGCAGGCGGCGTGACAGGCTTCAAATCTGTAGCTGGTGCGAAATATCTTGAACTTACTTACCAGATGGCTGTCGGCGAAGCCTTCGATGACCTCGAAGAAGTCAAAGACGCTGACGGCAATCCCATAGACCCGGTAGCAGCACGGTACGCTTCAATGCTTGTGGGTGTGCCTAACTCGCTGATGGAGTTCGCTTCCTTGCGCATGGCGATCAAGGTGATACCAGGCGCTGACAAGATCCTGGGCAAGCTGACCACCGGACAGATGAAGCAGATCCTGGCCAAGCCGTCGGTAGCCGCAGCCCTGAAAGACTTCGGCGGCAGGTACGCTGCAGCGGTTGGCACTGAAACCTTCACCGAAGGCATGCAGAAGATGATGAACATCCTGGCCAGGGAGGCGGCCACTGGCGACCTGGGTGCTGGGGTCAGCGGGCAGGATGCCGAAGCAATAGCAGCTGAATCGGCACAGGCGTTCAAGGCGTCCGTAGTCCTGGGTGCCCTGGGCTCTGGCCCAAAGGTCGTCGAGCTGTATTCGCAGATGGCCAAGGCCGAGCAGAACGAACAGTTCATGCTCGACCTGGGTGACGCCGTTGCCAACTCAAGTACCTACGCCAATTCGCAGGAGGCTTTAACTAGCTATATCAATCACTTAAAAGAAAACGGGCCAATCAAAAATGTCTTCGTCCCGATTGAGAAATGGGATCTGCTGTTTCAAGACGGCGCTGAGACTGCAGCAACTGAGGTATTTGGTAACAACGAGCAATACCAAGAAGCCAAGGCAACGGGCGGCGATCTGGTCATTCCGCTCGAAACGTATGCGGGGAAGCTAGCCGGCACCCAGTTCCACGAGCAGCTGATACCTGACGTTCGGCTTGGCCCTGGTGAAATGACGCCTAATGAAGCGCTGATGGCTGAGCAGGCAGAGCCGGAAATCCTGGCTGGCTTGCAGGCTGAAATGGATCAGACCATCGCCACCGAAGCGCCGCTGCAGGAAATCTACAGTGACGTGTTCCAGAAGCTGCGTGATGTAGGCATGGGTAACACTGAGGCCAACCGTAACGCCACGCTCTGGCGCGAGCATATACGCGGCATGTCCGACCTCACCGGCCTCAGCCCGCAGCAGCTCTACAGCGAGCAGCCCCTGACCGTGCAGCGCGAGTTCGTTCAGGAGCAGGTGAAGAAATACAACCAGCAGTTGGCCGAGCCAGCTGTTGCTACTCCGAACCGCTTGCCGCTGGAAGGTGGGGAAATCAACCTGCCGCCTGCCAGCGAAGTCGAAACCACTGCCGCAGTCGAATCACTTAGAGCTGCCAAGCAGAGCGATAAAGACTACGGCGCCTTCGGTGCTACGTTCCATCCCACCAAAGGGAATATGGCCGGCACCGAGGGTGTCGCAGTCGCTGGATACCCACAGCGCGGCGTCGTCACTGATGGCGCACCGACTGCTGAGGAAATCGAAACCTTCATGCGGCGTAACAGGGATATCTTCAAGGCTGACCCCAACGCAGCCCTTGGCTTGTGGGTGGACAGTGAGTCGGGCAAGGGCTACATCGACATTGCCAACGTCTTGCCGCGTGAGGTGGCCATTGAACAAGGCGAGCAGCTGGGTGAGATAGCCGTATGGGATCTGGCAGCAAGCGAAGAAATCCGCCTGCCGGTAGCCCGAGACACCGGGCAGCAGACGCTGTTCCAAGGTGAGCGCGGCGCATCTGTCCCAAGCCAGAAGCTGATCGCCCTGCTGAAAGGCGCCGACCCTTCTACCTTCGCCCATGAATCTGCTCACCTCTGGTTTGAAGAGCTGCGCGTGTACGGCACACACCCTGACGCTAACGAGCAGACAAAGAAATACTGGGAAACTGCCAAGGAGTGGACTGGCGCAACTGACGACGCTATTTCAACTGAGTCCCACGAAATGTTTGCCAGGGGCTTCGAAGCGTATCTGTACGAGGGGAAAGCGCCGTCGTTCCAATTGCGGGAAGTGTTCGCTCAGTTCATGGACTGGATGATGCGGATCTACAAGAGCATGACCATGCTCGATGTAGAGCTGACACCAGAAGTCAGGGACATGATGGATCACTTGATAGCTACTGACGAGGCTATCAAGCAGAACAGGGAGTACCACGACTACGACACCCTGATGTTCGACGACAGCATGATGACCACTGCTGAGGCCGGCGCCTACAACCAGCTCATCGACGAGGCCAGGGCAGAGGCCAACGATTCTTTCCGCGCCAAGGTGTTCAAGGAACTGCGCCGGGAGAAGACCGAGACTTGGCGCAAAGAGAAGAAAGCGCTCGAACCCAAGGTGCGCAAAGAGATTCTGGAAATACCGATCTACCGCGCAGCCTATTGGCTCTGGAGCGGCAAGCTGCCCGACGGTACGGTGATACCGGACATGGCCGCGACCAAGCTGGACAAGCAGAGCCTGCTGGATCTTGGCGTGACCCTGACGGATCTTCCTTTCCGGTATCAGGAGAATGGCCTCAGTCCCGACGTGGTGGCCGAACACTTCGGTTTCAGCAGCGGCGAATCCTTTGTGCGTGAACTGGTCGGCCTGCCTACCTTGAAGAAAGCTGTTGACGAGGAGGTGTCCCGGCGCATCCGCGAGGAGCACGGCGGCATCATCGTCGAAGGCACCACCATGGAAGAGGCAGCGATGGAGGTGCAGAACACCCGGCAGATCGACGTGTTCAACATGGAGCTTCGCCTGTTGAAGCGCCTGGGTGCGCGCCGGGAGAAGACCCACCCGGCGATCCTGAAAGACATTGCCCGCCAAATCATAGGCCGCAAGACTTTCAAGGAAGCTGACCCAAGGATCTTCGAAGAGGCTGCAGCCAAAGCTGGCCAGGAGGCGCAAGACGCCATGCTGGGCCGTGAGTTCCGGTCAGGCACCGGGCGCAACCTCGATGTTGCATTCGACGCCAAGACCAAGCAGATGCTCAACATCTTCTTGTTCAAGGAGGCCACGGCCAAGCGCCAGGATGCTGACAAGCATGTCCGTAAGTGGAAGAAATTCTTGTCTCGGTCTGATCAGAGACTGGCCAAAAACTACAACATGGACATGGTCAACACCGCTCGTGCCATTGCTTCGGTGCATGGGATCGGATCGGCGCAGGAGAACGCCGCTACCTACATGCGGCAGATCAAGGAGTACGATGAGCAGACCTATCTGGATATGCAGGGCATCGTGGACATGGCATCGAGTGATGGCCGCACCATGGATGACCTGACTATCGATGACTTCGCCATTGTGCGTGATGCAATCGAAGGGCTCTGGAAGCTGGCCCGCCGCACCAAGCAGGTGGAAATCGATGGCAAGCTAATCGACAAGAAGACCGTAGTTGGCACGCTGAACGCCCGCATTGCCGAGCTGGTCAGGCCACGCAAGCGCGCTGGCTACAACAGGGAGAAGGACGGCTGGGATAAAACCAAGATGGGCCTGCTGGGCGCCAAGGCAATGCTGCGTCGGGTGGAGCACTGGGTAGATGCCATGGACGACGGCGATCCCAACGGCCCGTTCCGTACCCTGGTGTGGCAACCGATAAGCGAAGCAGCCGACACCTATCGGGATATGCGGGTGCAGTACCTGAAAAAGTATGAGGCGCTGGCGAAGACTGTACCGGAAGGCACCTTCAAGTCGGGCAAGATCGAAGCGCCTGAAATTAACTTTGAGTTCAAAGACATAACCAGATTAGTCGGGGCGATGATGCACACCGGCAATCAGTCGAACCTGCAGAAGCTACTGGTCGGCAGGGAGTGGGGCGCGTTCGATTCCGAGGGCAATCTCGACTCTCGCAAGTGGGATCAATTCGTGAAACGAATGCAAGATGAAGGCGTGCTGACCAAGGCCCACATGGACTTCGTCCAAGGTGTGTGGGATCTGATGGAAGAAATGAAGCCAGCTGCGCAGAAGGCCCACAAGGAAATGTACGGGTACTACTTCAACGAGATAACAGCCCAGCCTATCACCACACCCTTCGGCCAGTACAGAGGCGGCTACTTCCCGGCAATCACTGACCCGTTTGAGGTGGAAGACCAAGCAATTCGCCAGGAAGCCGAGGCACTGGAAGGGCGCCCAACCAGTTTCATGTTTCCTACCACCGGGCGTGGCTTCACCCGCCAACGGTCAGAGAACTACAACAAGAAGCTGAGCCTCGACCTGGGCCTGGTTCCTAGCAGCATGGAGAAAGTGTTGCGCTTCACCCACCTCGAACCGCACGTCAAGGACATAGGCAGGGTGTTGATTGATAAGGATTTCCGCCACGTTCTGTCAGCCCTGGACTCAGAGGTAGGCAGCGTGATGCTGATGCCGTGGCTGCAGCGCTCAGCCCTGCAGCTGGTGGAGCAGCCGAGCGGCCCGCGCATGAGGGTATTCGACCAGGCCCTTCATGGATTCCGCACCCGCTCCGGTATGCAGATCATGGTGGCGAACGTATCCGTTGCTTTGCAGCAGCTTACCGGCGCTTCGCTGGCCATGACCAAGGTGAAGCCGCGCTACTTCGCAGGGGCGCTGATGCGCTACGTGAAGAGTCCAGAAGCCTACGTCAACGACGTGTACGGATCTTCCAAGTTCATGCGCAACCGGGTGTCCACACAGATGATGGACGTGCAGCGCTCTATCGATCACATCTTGCTGAACCCCAACAAGTACCAGAAGGCCAAGGCATTCGCTAACGAGCACGGCTACTTCATGCAGATTGCAATGCAGAACGTGGTGGACTATGCCACCTGGGGCGGGGCCTACGAGCAGGCCACTAAGGAAGGGCATACCGAAAAAGAAGCAGTGCGTATAGCTGACTCGGCTGTACGGGAGACTCAGGGCACCTTTGCTCCGGAAGACGTTTCCCGCTTCGAGGCTGGAACGCCGCTGCTTCGCGCGTTCACCATGTTCTATTCGTTCTTCAACATGGCTGCCAACCTGAATGCTACTGAGTTCACCAAGGCTCTGCGCAAGGGTGGGTACAACGGGGCCAGCAGGGCGCTCTACGTTTACGCCATGGGCTTTGCCATTCCAGCTATCGTGGCAGAAGCGATTACCCAGGCAATGCGCGGCGAGCTGTTCGATGACGACGATGACGACGGCTATCTGGACAATATCCTCAGCGTGTTCCTTGGCGGGCAGGTGCGAATGCTTACTCCGATGGTGCCGATCATAGGCCCAGCCGTTCAGTCTGGAATTAACAGATTCAACGACAAATGGTACGATGACCGCATCAACGTATCGCCGGCTGTGTCGATTCTGGAATCCATTGCTGGCACCGGACTCGATGGCTGGAGAGTGGCAACGGAAGAGGACGCCAGATTGAAGCGCCCGATCAAAGATGCCTTGACCGCAATAGGCATGGCCACCGGGCTGCCTCTTGCACCGCTGGCTAAGCCGGCAGGTTACTTGACCGACCTCGCGCAAGGGCACATAGAAGAGCCAGACAACCCGGTTGAATTTACACGCGGCATGGTGAGTGGAGTGGCGCCGGAATGAGCTATAAACTGCAGCAACTACAAGCGAAGCTGGCCAGGGCTGGCGCCCAGGCACCGGAAGCTAAGTCATCTGCCTCCGGCGATTTTATGGAGGTAATGGAAGAGACTATAAACAAACGGTGCCAAGCCGTTACTGCAGTGGCCAAGGAAATGACAGCCAAGGCTGAGGCCAGATGCACGGAAATGCAGAAGGAAATGGATGCTCTGGTGAAGGAACACAACAAGGAAATGAAGGGAATGTACGCCAAAATGGAATCGGTAAAGAGCGTCAACGACCAAACACTTAACGCTCTGCAGCGTGAGTATGCTGCACAATGCAAACAGCTTGAAGCTGTATCGAGTTCTCTGCGAAGCGAGCTGGCGAGCGAACAGCAAGCCAGGGCGCGAGCAGAAGCAAGCAAGGATGCAATGGAAAAAAGTCATGCTAAAATGGAGAAGCTGATGCAAAAGCCGGTCGCTGTACCGGCGCCAACCGTGGCTCCAAGATCGGGGCCAACACCCATGCAAGTAGAAGTATCGCGGCGCGACGGAAACGGGCGTATCATGTCCCTCACCATCAAGCCGTCAACCTGATCTGGAGATTAAATCATGGCAGGCTTTTCCGATACCTTCGAGAATGACGTTTGCAAACTCATTTTCAACGCAACAGCCATCGGCAACATTGCCGACGACGCAGCGTCGTCACCCCTAACCAATCTCTGGTGCGCCCTGCACACCTCTGACCCAGGTGACACTGGCACCATGGGAACCAACGAGGGTGGTTACGCGCAGTACACCCGTATCAGCGTGGCCCGTACTACTGGCGGCTGGGTAGTCACCAACAACAGCGTGTCTCCTGTTGCGAACATCGACTTCCCGCAGAACACTTCGACCAGCACCGGCACTTTCACCCACGCTTCCATCGGTGTGACTTCGAGTTCGACTGGGGCCAAGATAATCGCAGCTGGTACTATCAGCCCGAATATCAACTTCTCGCAGAACGTGACCCCGCGTCTGACCACAGCGAGTTCCTTTACCCTTGATTAATGAGGTGGTGCTATGGCCACCTCTTGGGATAAAGCGCTGTTCGATCTGGCCTATGAGTTCAATGCCGAACCCATGGGCCACCCGAACACTCGCCCTGGAATCAGGCTGCATTACAATCGATATGTGATGTTCCCCGAGATGTTGAAGCGCGCGAGGTTCTTCATCGAGCACTTCGACCTGACCGCGGCCGACAGAGTGTTGATAGTCGGCTGCGGTTTCGGCTGGACGGTAGAAGCTCTCACCAGTCTAGGCATAGAGACTATCGGCACCGACGTGTCCGACTACATCTTCGACACCAAAGACCAGTCCGAAGACGCGGATATCGCTGATGCCATCTCGGCAGTGGGCCTCAACCCAACCGAGGGTGAAGGGCTTGTCCACTTCAACCGGCTGCGCTCAGCTCAGCGAACCAGCGGCACAGTCCTGAAAGAAGACAGCGCTTCGAACAGAAGCCGCAACACGGTGAAGCGGGCCCTGTCCAGCGACCCCACCCTGATCATCACCGAAGATCTTGTCACCAGCCTGTCTGATGCCGAGTGCGCCCAGCTGCAGGGTTTCATCGAGAACTACGCACCACCTCGGGTCTGCCACTTCGTCACAGAGTTCGCCAACCCTGATGCGCCGTTCTTCTTCAACAGCAAGAGCCTGGCAGACTGGAAGGCAATCTTCCCTACCTCTACCATCATCGCCGATGGGTATAAGTATCGGGTGCTGTAATGGCCCTCCCCACCTCTGTTCCTCTGGTATCGATAGACGCTGCTACGCGCTCGAAACCTTTCTTGTCGTCTGCCGGAAACGTATACATCGTATCCAGGGTGGGGTCAGACACCGACGCTATGGGGGTCGTAAAAGCCACTGACCCTACGGACAGCTTTAGCGATCTGGAAGTGAACATCAACCCGGATGAAAGCCGCACAATCCGGGGACTTGACGCT